CGTTTGCCTGGGAGGCGTCATGTGACTGTCAGCACGAATCTCTACGAGGCATTGGATTACCTCGCGACTCTCCGCGAGGCTGGCCGAGTTCTGAGCAGCACGAACCTGGAGTTGGTCCAGAAGATCGGGAAGCTCGCTGCGGCAGCCTCGCACCACCCGGCAAGCTCGGAGATCCAGCAGATCGTGGCAGAGCTTGTGAGTCGCGCCGCCAGAGAGATGGAAGAGGCGGAGATCCAGGAGGCGCCCCCTTGGAAGGTTGTCCCGAAAGGGGGCGAGTTCTGCGTCGTCAAGTCGGAGGACGGGTCGGAGGTGAAGTGCTTCCCGACCGAGGAAGAGGCGCAGGCGCAGATGAAAGCCCTCTACGCCAACGTCAAGGAGGGTCTGGAAGAGGCCCCGCCCAACAAGTGCAGGCGTTGCGGTGCTGGGATTCTTCCGGCGGACAAGGTCTGCCCCAAGTGTGGCTGGAAAGAAGGCGACCCGGTCAAGGAGGAAGAGAAGTCCGACGCCGGGCTGGTCGCCAAGCCGAAGAAGAAGGTGACGGAAGGCGTTCTCTTCAGCGAGACACATGGGCGGATCCGCGAAGCGTCCAAGGCCAAGGAAGGGAAGGTCTGGGACATCGACGTGATCCGCAGCGGGAAGTCCATCGTCGGGCGGTACTGGCCACCCGAGCTTCTGTCGAGCAAGGGGTTTCTCGGCATGCTCGAAGGGGCGGACGTCTTCGAGGACCACCCAGGCTACACCGACAGCGAGCAGTACCCGATCAGGCGCGTCGGTGACCACATCGGGGTGATTCGCTCTCCCAAGGCCCGCCAGGATGGTGATGGTGCGGTCGTGGTCGAGGCCAGGTTCCACGTCATCGACCCGCTCTGGCGAGAGAAGCTCAAGAACGCAGCCGAGGTCGGAGAGATCTCGCGCTATCAGTTCAGCATCAACGCTGACGGGGACGACTCGCAGGTAGTCGAAGCCGAAGGCGGGAAGGCACAACTTGTGAGTGCTGTCTACGCGGTCGAGTCCGTGGACCTCGTAACTCACGCTTCTGCAGGCGGGAGAATCCGCGCCATGCGGGAATCGGATCAAACAGCGAAGGAGCGCGACATGAACGAAGACGAACTCGCCGCGAAGATCGAGGCAGCGGTAGAGGCCGCCCTGGCGCGGACGCACACGACGGAAGCTGTGGACGCGCCGCTTGATGGTGACGAGGAGATCGAGGAGTCGGGGGTCGCCGAGGCCAACGAGGCAGACGAACTCTTCGCCAAGCTCCGGGATCTGACAGCGCGGCTCGAAGAGCGAGAGCGTGCTGCCACCAACGCCACGGTGATCGAAGAGGCGATGAAGGCCTCGGGTCTCACCGGAGTCATTCGCGAGAGCGCCCAGCGGCGCCTGCAAGAGGCCGCAACCCGTCGTTCTCTGGAGGAAGCTGACGTCACGGCGATCATGGGCGAGTACCGTGGCCTGGCAGCGGCCTACGCGCAGCGCCCGCCCGTGGGCATGGGTCGGGTCGAGGGGTTCGTCGACAGGGCGGACAACTACGAGCTTCGCTTCAGAGCGATGCTCACCCCGGCCAACCACATCAACCCCGTCAAGGACGCGGAGGGGCATGTGGTCGAGCCGTTCCACTCGCTCCGTGAGGCGTACTGCGTCTGGAATCCCAGCGCCAACCCATTCGCAGCCGAGACCGTCGAGGCGTGCATGGACGAGCTTCACGGCGCGAAGTATTCCAGCACGCGCCATCACAAGAAGATCCGCGAGTCCCTGACGACCGCTCAGTGGGGCGAGGTCGTGGCGGACAATATGTACATGTCGCTGATGAAGTCGTACAGCGACCTGCCGTACGACGACTGGCGCAAGGTGGTCAGCGAGATCGAGTCCGTGGCGGACTTCCGCACTCGCTACTTCCTGCGGATCGGCGGGTACGGCAACTTGCCTGCCGTGGCGGAAGGGGCAGCCTACCAGCCCGCGACCTCCCCGACAGACGAGCACACGACCTACTCGATCAGCAAGCGGGGCATGCTGGAGCAGTCGATCACGCTGGAGATGATCGCAGACGACCAGATCGGCGCTCTGGCGCGCATTCCAACGGCTCTGGCGCGCTCTGCGAAGCGCACCCTCTACAACTTCGTGATGGACCTCATCACGACGGACAACCCGACGCTCCACTACGACTCGGTCGTTCTGTACACGGCTGGCACCTCGCACTACAACGCTGACACGGTCGCCCTGAGCATCCTCGGGGTGGAGACCGCCGAGCAGTTGATGGCGGACCAGACAGCGTACAACGAGTCGCTGGAGATCCTGGGCGACCGCAACCGGCCGAAGTACATCATCGTCCCGAGGGAGTTGAAGTCGCGGGCCCTGAGGATCCTCGATCCGAGCGACGCCTTCGCCCCGAACCTCGCGGCTGTTGCGGACGCGGACATTGGACGCGACCCGCACCAGTACAAGGGGTCGGGCATGGAGGTCATCGTCTACGACAAGCTCACGAACGCGAAGGACTGGTGGACTGTCGGGGATCCCAGCCTGGTCCCGACCGTGGTCATCGGCTTTTTCGGTGGTCGTCAGGAGCCCGAGATGTTCATGCAGGACGACCCTGCGAGTGGTCTGGGCTTCAACAACGACACGCAGGCAATCAAGATCCGCCACATCTACGGCGGGTCGGTCCTTGACCACAGGTCGTTCACGTACCACGATGTCGCATAAGGGAGGGGCGTCATGGCAGTAACTGTCGTTGGTGCCCTTGCGGGCAATCAAATCAACGAGTTCGTTCGCAGCAAGCCGGGTTACTGCATGGCGAACGTACGGACTCGTACCCATCTCGCGGTGACAGCCACGGACTACATCGGGAACTGGATGGCTCCGCACCCCGTGAAGCTGCTGGCGTCCTACTTCGTGCCCGACGACGCGGTCGTTGGGGACAATACGGACACGACGTTCCTGAACGTGGTCGATGTCGGTATCGCGGCGGGGACCACGGAACTGTCTTCCCTGGAACTGCTCACGGGCTTCGATCTAACGGCCAACGCAAAGAACGACCTTTCGGCTGGCGTCGGATACGCGACGGAGTTGCAGGCCGGGGACGTTCTGGCTCTGCAGGCCGAGAAGTCGAACGCAGGCGTCCTGATCCCTGCTGGGAACTGGATCATCGTCTACCAGAACAACTAGGAGGTCGTCATGGCAGTAACCGTCGTTGGCGCCCTGGAAGGCGTCCAAATCAATAACTTCGAGGCGTCGGTGCCTGGCCTCCACTACGCCCAGGTCCAGACCCGTGCGAAGGCTGCCGGGTCGGAAGCCACGAAGTACCTGGCGAACTGGGTGGCCCCTTGCGATTGTCGCCTGGTCGAGTCGTACTTCATGCCGCTGGCCGCTGTCTCGGGCGCGGCGACGAACTCGACTCACCTGAACATCGTCGATGTCGGGCTTGCGGGGGTTGGTGTGGTGGAACTCTCGACCCTGGAGCTTCTCAACACCATCAACCTGACCGCGAACGCGAAGAACGCGCTGAACGGTGTGACGGGCTACGCCACGGACCTGTCCGCTGGCGACGTCCTGGCGCTGCAGGGCGAGCTTCTCGGGACCGGGCTGCTTGTCCCCGAGGGCACCTGGGTCATCGTGTACGACAACGTCTAGGAGCAAGGCGAATGGCGCAACAGCAGCGACGCAGGAAGACTGTGGCCGCACCGGCCGCGAAAGCCGTGGAGACGGTTTCCACTGCTGTCGCGGAGGTCAAGGCCGAAGTCAAGCGGTCGGTGGGGCTGACGAACACCGTGTACGCGAAGGAACCGGCTACGGCCAGGTCCGTGCGCGTGCGGTGCGAGGAAGAAACCCCGGAGAACGCGAGCCACTGGTGGATTGCAGCGGGCCTCGGCGGGCAAGTAGTTCCCGCTCTGGCGATCACCTTTCGGCCACCGACCGAGGAAAAGTCGCGAACCGTCTATGTCTATGACGGTGACGGTACGGGGACGTTCAAGTTCATCAAGAACGGCGGTGACACGTCGTTCAAGCACTTCGAGGTGCGAGGGGCGGAGGTGGAATGATGTGTGGACCTACGATTCCCTACACCATCGCGGCATCAGCAAACGTCGGTCCTGCGAATGGAGGCGTCCTTCGGGGCGTCTCCATCACAGGAGGCGCAGACGCGGCCAGCGTAATCATGAAGCAGAACGGGAGCAGTGGAGAGACCCTCCTGAAGCTCTGCGCTGGCATCAACACGACCGCGCCGCACTGGCGCGGAGAACTGGTCTACTCGGGGCAGTTGTATGCCCTAATCACGGGAACGACACCGACCGTTCTAGTGGAGTTGTAGCGTGGTTGCGCCAACTGCCGATCTGGAGCTTGTGAGGCAGAGGCTGCGCGATACCGGAGCGAACTCCACATTCGGTACGGATGTCGACCCAGCCCTGGACACGGCTATCCAGCGGGCTGTCGAGGAGTACGGTAGCGACCGACCTCGCGAGGTCGTGGTAGATCTGACTGGAAACGCCACGTCCTTCTACGATGTCACTGCCCTGACGGGCTGGGTCAATGACGCGAGCAGGGTTCTGAGAGTGGAGTACCCTGCCTCTGCGGTCGGGGCCAACTACACGCCCGAGTTTCTCGATCCGATTGCGGACTGGCAGATCCACAGGGACACGACGAAATACTACCTGTACTTGATCGGCATAACGCCAGCGGTAACCGAGACAATCAGGGTCTGGTTCACGGCCCAGCACACTCTCAGCACGGCGACCGACACTATCCCGACGAAGGACAAGCGGGCCGTTCTGGACCTCGCGGCCTCGTACGCCTGTCTGATGCTCGCCACAGAGGCCGCGCAGTCGGTCGACATGGATGTGCCGAGCGAGGCGACCAACTTCCGGGAGGCGTCAGACCGGCTTCTCTCGATTGCGAAGGCGTGGCGGGCGCAGTACGACGGTCACATGAGCCAGGGGCCCGAGGTGTCGACCAAGGCAGCGGTGGCGATCAGGGACTGGGACATGACGCCGAAGACGAGCCCTCCAACAGTCTGGCTAACCCATCGGGGGCGCAGGTGAACGTCACGGTCACCTGGAAGGAAGTCGTTCCTGTCCTCATGGGCTACCAGGCGGGTAGGCTTGAGTACAAGGTCAACCTGGCCATGCGGGAAGTGGGCGAGATGGTCCTTTCTGTCGCGAAGTCCTACGCGCCTGTGGGCGCGAGCGGGAATCTCAGGGACAGCCACGCCGTGAAGAGGATCCCCGGTGGGGTTGCGGTCGGGCCGAGCGTTCTCTACTCGACGTTCGTCCACGAGGGCAGGAATCCGGGGAAGTGGCCACCTCCGGGCGCCCTGGTCGACTGGCTGAAGTTCAAGGGAGTGGATCTCGGCGAGCCGGGCTGGAGAGGGACCGCATACTACCACGCGGAGTTCAACTTCGCTCGCAGCATCGGGCGCAAGGGAACCAAGGCCCAGCCGTGGCTGAAGAAGGCTCTGGCAGACGCCAGGCCACGGATCCCGGCAATCATAGCCCGGAGGCTGGCCGCGCATGGCTGACACTTACGCGACGCTCACCGGGCTGCGGAACGCGATGCAGGCGTTTGCAGAGGCTGCGGTGACCGTGGGGAACGTCCTGACCCATTACGAGCCGATCCCGAAGAAGAGGGAGTGGCTGGACACGTACATGGTCGAAATCGGTGGCGAAATGGAGCTACGGGGCATGCTCATCTCCCCAAGCTCGCCGTTCCAGGATCCCAAGATCGCTGCGGTCGGGGCGGGGAACCTGAACATCGAGGACACGTACCATTTCGACCTCACGGTGTTCAGGGCAGCGGAATCGTCGGACGACACCGAGCGCCAGGCCGCACTGGAGCGCGCTTGCGACATCGTGGACGCCTTGCGGACGAACTGGAACCTCACGGCTTACAGCGTCAGCGTGTCCAGGGCAATGGCGTCTATTCAGCGGCACGGGTTCGGGATGGTAGGTGGCAGAGGGTGCTGGCTGACCGAGATCAGCGTGTCGTACGTTGTGAACCAAGACTACGCAGTGACATGAGGGAGGGTGACATGGTACAGGTGAAATGCGATCACGCCGGGAAGTACCCGCATTGCGCGGGATGCCCACACGCGCTGCCGCACGCGGCGATCAAGGAGATCTCGACCATGACGCCGGGCCGGGGCCGAACATGCCGCTCGTGGGGGGCGTGCGTGCTGGTAGCGGCGACCGGGCGACGGACTGACCGGGAAGCGGTGGCGAAGGTCCGCTGCCGCAAGGTGCTGGACGTGCCGGGCGGCTGGCAGGGATAGGGAGACATCGTGGCCCGCGAGGTCAACGTCTTTCACTCCGGTTGGCGGGCTACGGGCACCAGCGTTAGCGTGCCGCAGTATGAGTCCACCTACCGACTCGTCTGGGTGGACGATGCCGGTGTGCGGCATGAGGCGAGCAGGCTCGTGCGGTTCCCGAACGTGCTGTCGGGCATCCCGGCACGGCGGCTGCGCGAGTACGTCGATACCATTCTGCTGAACGAGGCGCGGATTCTCGCGGGGATAGACCCTGACCAATGACGACACGATACGTGGGGGTGGGCGGCGACGACGGTAACAGCGGCCTGACGTGGGCGCTGCGGAAGCTCACGCTGAACGGGGTGGAGGACACGCCCGTCGTGGCGGGGGATACGGTGTACGTCGGGCCGGGGACGTACCGCGAACTGCTAACCTGCGACTGGGCTGGCTCGGCGGGGCTGCCGATAACGTACATCGGCGATTATAGCGGCGCGAACACGGATGGCGTGGGCGGCATCGTGCGGATCACGGGCAGCGACGATGATGTCACGGCGACTCGGGCGAACGCTATCGTGGCGGCTGCCGGTAAGCACTACCGCACGTTTCGAGGGTTTGTGCTCGATATGGGCACGTCCCACACCGTCAGCGCAACGGCTTGTACCAACTGGACTATCGCACAATGCGTGGTGACCTGCGCCGGTTCCAATCTCGCGGCTATTTACTGCGCCGGGGCAGGGCAGGCAAGCTGGCTCATCCAGAACTGCTACGTGTGGGGTAGACAAGAAGGTATCCTTTTCACCCACACGGTTGCCGTGGACAACGCTGGGCACGTCGTTGAAAACTGCATCCTCGAGGTAGCGAGCGGGTCGAGCTACGCGGCATTGTATATCCTGAGAGTTGGCGGCGGCACCGTAAGAAACTGCCTTTTCCGCAACTGCTACAACTGCATCCGGGTCAGCACGCTCACCGCCGGGCAGATTGTGACCGTCAACAACTGCCTGTTCTATGGCGGGCCGGGTACGGCGCTGATTGCGACGACACTCGGAGAGCTTGTCGAGGACTACAACGACATCTATGCCGTGACTGCCCGCAGCAACGTTGACACAGGCGCGAACTCGTCCAGTGCGCCGTTGTTCTTCGACGCTCGATGGTTCTTTGAAGCCGTTGCCGGGACGAAGCTCCTATCGTTCTTTGACGTTGCGAGCTACTGGGCTCTCCTGAATACGGCCGGGACGTCACCGACGACGACCGACCTACGAGGCACGTCTGTTCAGGGCGCCCAGCGGGAATGGGGGCCGTTGGAATACGATACGGCCGTACTGGCGAAGTGCGGCGCCAGCGGCGGGACCGTGAACCATCTGACCGGGAAGGTCGGAGGGTAGCGTGAACTATCTCGGGGACTTCGCGGTCGGGGCCAAGGTGTACGTGCCGTTCCATACGTTCGACAGCAACGGCGCAAGTATCACGATCACCGGCTTGGCGGTGACGGACATCGAGGTCTACAAGGACGGGCTCGCCACGCAGCGGGCGAGTGACGCCGGGTATGCGCTGCTCGACACGGATGGGATTGACTTCGACGGGCTGACGGGTATCCACGGGTTCAGCATCGACCTAGCCGATAACACGGACGCCGGGTTCTACGCGAGCGGGCACGACTACTGGGTGGTGGTGTCGAGCATCACCTGCGACACGCGGACGATCAGCTTCGTAGCGGCGACATTCAGCATCGAGAACCGCAGCGCATCGCTGAGGCTGGGCGCCCCGGCCGGGGCGAGCGTGAGCGCGGACATCCTGAACGTCGCTGACGCGGTTTGGGACGAGGTATTGACTGGCGCCACGCACAACGTGGCATCTTCGGCCGGTAGAAGGCTGCGCCAACTCGCATCGAGCATCATCTTCGATGGCACTGTCGCTACGGTCGGAACGAACTACATCACCTTCGCAGGTGGCGCCAGTGCGACCCAGAACGCATATCGCGGCGACATGGTCGTGGTCATGTCCGGCGTTGGCCTCGGCCAGACGCGAACCATCGTCGAGTACACCGGGGCCAGCGTCAAGGCATACGTTGACAAACCATGGGACGTTGCGCCCGGCATCGGGGACGAGGTGATGGTCCTCGCTGCGGCACAGGAGTTGGTTGCTGCGTTCGGCACGGTGGTCAGTGCGACCGGGACCGGGGTGCGCTTTGCGGCGGACGCTTCGAGCACCAACAACATGTATCGCTACAGCATCGTTGTCGTGACCAGCGTAGCGGGTGTGAATGACACGCAGGCGCGACTCATCACGAGCTACGACGGTGCGACCCAAACCGCAACCGTCTTCCCTGCCTGGACAGCCACGCCTGCGGCCGGGGCGACTTACAAGGTCATGCCCCTTGGACTGGCGACCATCGACGAGGTCTCCGTGAACGCTCTCGTGGCAGCCATGATCGCTGGCGTGGCGGACGGAGCCTACGATCTGCAGGAGATGATGCGGATCATCTTCGCCTTCGCTTCCGGCAAGGCGGACGGAGGCGGTACGGCAACGGTTCACTTCCGAGACTCGGCCGATAGCAAGAACCGGATCACCGAGACCGTGGACGCCAGCGGCAATCGTACTGCCGTGGTACTGGACGCGAGCTAATGGCGATCTCTCTACCGACCCGAGGGCTGCCGCTGCGGTCGTGGCCAACGCGGAGCATTCCCCTTGCGCTCGCGCTGGCCTCGCAGGGGATCAACGTGCTGCGGGCGACGATCACGGCGCGCAGATACGCCTGTGTCGAGACAGTGGGGAGATGGTCAGCCACGGAGGTGCCGGGCCGATACAAGGAAGTCGAAGTACCTGGTCGCTACACCGTGACCGAAGACGTGCTGGGAGAGGTCTGATGGCAAAGTTCAAGATGTACCAAGGGGAAGACTGTGTCATCGTGTTCTCCGGCATTCTGGACGAAGACCTCGCGGCGCCAAGCTCCAGTCTGGCGTCAGCGGTGATGACCATCGTGGACAGCGTCGACACTCCGGTCAAGACCCTGGTTCCCACTACGGCTACGATTACCGACGCTGCGAAGTGGGAGTTCTGGATCAAGATCGCGCATGGGGATGTTGGAACGTTCGTGGCGACAGACGCGGGCCTGACGGTCTTCTACACCGTGAAGTGTACTGCCGCTGACGGGACCATAATCTACTTGCCGGTCGACTCGTCAGCGGATCCCGAGCACGGGGAGATCACCATCATCAAGCCGTGCGTGGTGCCGTAGGGGCAGCGACAATGGCTATCGTCAGAGACAAGGTTCTCCCTGCCGGGACGCGGATTGTGCTCGCGTTGCAGGACATGGTGCTGTGGCGAGGGACGCTCTACGTTCCCCAGTCCTTTGTGACGTCCACGTCCCCGAACGGGACTTTCGTACTGGAGATCCCGCCAGGGCGATACCGATTCAGTATCGGCCAGTTGACCGGCGACGTTGTGATACCGGACGAGGCGGTGAGACTCCAGGATCTGCTGCAGCCGGAGGTGCCAAGTGCCTAATGTCAACGCGACGGTCACGGTCTCTGACGCTGCGGTCGCTACCGTGACGCTATCCGACGCTGCCGTGGCGACCGTGACGCTATCCGACGTGGAGACCCCCGATGGCTAACGGAGGGACTTACGATGAGGGGGAGACCGTCAGGCTGGGGGCGATCTTCAAGGTTGGCCTCGTCAACACGGACCCGACGACCGTCACCTTGCGGGTCAAGAACCCTGCCGGGACGATAACGGTCAGCACCTACGGCGGAGTCGCGCCGCTCGACGTTCTGAAGTCAGCGACAGGGATTTACTACAAGGACGTTCTCATGAACGTCGAGGGGACGTGGTGGTATCGGTGCGAAGGGACGGGCACCGCAGCGGGCGCAGCGGAGGCATTCGTGAAGGTGAAGGCGAGCAGGATCATATGAACACCGTGGCGGTCGTTGTACCGACAATCGGAAGGCGCAGCCTGGCTCATACCCTGGCGAGCATCATTACCGCTGGCGTTAGGCCGGAGGACGAGGTGCTCGTGGTGGCGGACGGGAAGCGAGAGTTGGCGGAGGTGATTGTGGGATCCTGCTCGCTCCCGTGTGCTGTCTGGTATCACGAACTCGTACCTGCGGTCGGGGGCTTCGGCGGAGAGCCCCGGAACTGGGCCATGAAGAAGGCGCGGGCAGACTGGATCCTGTTCCTGGACGACGACGATGCGTTCACAGATGGCGCAATCACATACATCCGGGAGTTCGTGGAGAAGCACGTCCTCCACGTTTTCAGAACCATGCGAGATGGCGCGGTTCTGTGGGACTCCCCGGTGATGAGTTCGGGGAACGTCGGGACACCGATGTATGCGATCCCCAACGAGAAGCCGCTGCCTCACTGGGGCGGGGGGTACACGGCGGACTACGATTGGGGGCTGGCGTGCGTCAAGAAGTTCGGCGAGCCGGTCTTCGATACGAGAGTGATCTCAACCGGAATCACGAGTCATGGAGGGAACCGAGACATGGAAGTCACCTACTGCAGCATCTGCAACTGCGTCCTCCTGAAGGCGGGCGCGTACTTCAACGAGACCGGGCAGGCGTTCTGCACCGAGCACGCCCCGAAGGGGGCGAAGCTGCTGGTCGCGGCTGCTGACGCGGGCTGGACGCAGACGAGGAAGGAACCCGAGCCTGCGGTCGAGAAGGTGGAGGAACTGCCGTTCAGCGAGCCCCCTGAAGAGCCGAAGGGGCGTGATCGACGGTGAGAATCGTAGTTGTCCATCCCGGCCACGACCACTCGACCAACGACGTCTATCGCGGGTTGGTTGATGGCTTGGTCTGCGCGGGCCACCGAGTCAGACGATACGACATGGGGGTCGAGATAGGGCTCGCCCAGGCAGCGGCTGATGAGGCTTGGAGGGAAGCGCATTACCTGGCGGACCTGAAGCCCTCCGCGTCCGGGATCCTGTGGCGTGCCGGGGCCAACATCTACGGCACCTGCCTGCTGCATGGTGCCGATGCGGTCGTGATCGTCTGTGGGCAGGCGTGGCACCCGCAGCACACGATCCTGTTGCGTCGGGCGCAGATGAAGGTCGGGATCTTGATGACCGAGAGTCCCTACATGGATGTCTCGATGGCGGACAACCTCGCGCTGGCGGACATCGTCTGGACCAACGAGAGGGTCAGCGTCCAGCGGCTGCACGACCTGTTCGAGATGAAGGGACAGAACACGCCGGTTCGGTATCTGCGCCATGCGTACCATCCGAGGTGGCACCGCCCCCTGTCTTCCGCGCCGGACCCGAAGTGGGATGTCCCGGATCACGATGTTCTCTTCGTGGGGACAGGGTTTCAAGAGAGGGTCGATCTTCTTCGTGCGTGTGACTGGACGGGGATCGACCTGGCCCTGTACGGACACTGGTCGATCTTGCGAATGCCGAGGCTTATGCGCCTGCAGGTCGCAACGGCGACGATGAGGCGAATCAGGCTCCTGGGGCTTCTGGCAAGATTCCCCTGGACCGGCACGGATCCCTTGTGGAGGTACATCAAGGGGTGGGTCAGCGGAAGGACTCGGACTACCGATCTCTACAGGCACGCCAAGATCAACATCAATCTATTCCGCTCGTCCGCGAAATACTGGACGACATCCTCGCGGGTGCTTGTGGGGGAAAGCATGGGGCCACGCTGTTATGAGCTTGCGGCGTGCGGCGCCTTCATGATAAGTGAATACCGGCCCGAGATTCCAGAGATGTTCGGGGATCTCGTACCGACATTCAAGACCCCGGACGAGATGATGGCGCTCATCCGGTACTACCTGGCCAATCCTATCGAACGGGAACGACGAGCCGCGCTTTTGCCTTCGGCCGTGAGCGGGCACGACTGGATCACACGAGCAAGGCAAGTGGCGACCGACCTCGCAGGGCTGGCCGCGAGTTCACCCATCAGACCAAAGGAGTTTCACCATGCCCGCTGCTGCACCGAAATCATGGGTCCGCGGTAGGCTCTACCTGGCGTCGAACCACACGTCTGAGGCTGCCGCAATCTTCAAGGCGGTCGATTTCAACATCGACCACGGTCTGCAGAACGAGGACGTCAAGTACGCTGGCGCCTCGGTCACCACCACGCTGGGCTTACTCAGCGCACCGTCAATCGCTGTCAACTACCTGCGCGACACGGGTCAGTCGATCATCACTGACGCGATCAGGTGGTGGCGAGACAACGGGACGGGCGTCAAGTTCTACCTCTACCTGGACATCACTGGAGAAGCGCTGATCTACGCCTACGGGTACGCGGCGCTCGAAGGGACGTCCTTGCAGGGGGCTGCCGATGCAGGCATTCGCGGCAGCTTGACGCTTCGCCCTGGCCCCGAGGATGTCTGGGACGACCACTTCATCACGGGGTAGTTGTTTGGGGCTGCTGACGCAGCCGTTCGCCGGAGACCGGGTCGCGTTCTGTCGCCCGCACCGCAGGGCGCGACCCCGGTCTCATACCAGAAAGGTGCGGGACTGATGGACGACGAGGAAGAGAAGGCTGAGGTCACGGAGGGGTTCTGGGTCGAGACTCGTGACGTCCCGGCTGACGATATGCCCTGGACCACGCCCAGCGGGAAGGAATACTTCCCCCAGGTTGGTCGCCATGTCACCTATCTCGACGCTCAGGGGGTCGGGCTGACGCTTCTTCTGAGTGAGTTCTCCAAGTTGCAGAGGAAGCTCGACCGCGCTGGGCCGGACATGAACTCGATGCAGCAGATGGTCGTGCTGGAAGCGGTACACGACGCGCTGATGCGGTCAGTGAAAGCTCTGAACGCATTCATCGCTGGATGGGATCTCGTGGGGTGGCGAGGGGAACCCCTGCCTACTCCCGAGGAGGATCCCGAGGTGATCCTCGTGATGCCGATGGACGCAATCGGTTGGCTCTTCGCCCACGCGCAGTTCACCGAGCAGCCTGCCGGGACCGACGAAGTCAGCCGAAAAAAAGGATCACGGCCATCGGGCTCGCGCTCGCGGGCGAAGCCCCGCCAACCGTCGGGCTCGAACTCGCGCTCACGTGCAAACGCTACCAGATAAGCCCGTCCGAGGCGTATGAGCTTCGCTACGGGCGCAAGATGCCGAAGGAGCGGAGGGCGACGTTGCTCCGCGATTGCGATGAGGCTATGGTGTGCCTGGCGACGCGGGAGACTGCGGACCCCAGAAACCTTCCCATGGAACTCGCGGCGCTGCAGGCGGAAATGGAAACAGAGGTCCGGTCGGAAGAGTGGAAGGTCGATCACCGGATAGAGCAAGCCATGAAGGACGAGGGGCTGGATGGGTGAGTCTGCGGGCGAAGTAGTCGTCCTCATCAAGGCTGACACCACAGACCTTGCGTCGAAGGTGGACGTGGTCAAGAAGGCGCTTGGTCAGTTGAATACGGGTATGGAGAAAGGCGGTGAGGCAGCGCGCTTTCTCCGTACCGAGACTGACCAGGTCGGTGTATCAGCCCACGGGACGATGAACAAGTTGGCCAACATCTCGATGGTTGGCCCGATGTTCGAGCGCATGGCGGGCTCGGTTGGCAACCTCGTCCAGGCAATGACTCGCGGCAACGCCCAGTTCGAGACCTTCGAGATCCAGCTAGGCGTCATGCTCAAGGGGACGGGGAGCTTCTCCGATGGCGTCGTGCTGGCGAAGGAGAGGATCGCTGAACTGGCCAAGTTCGCGAATGAGACCCCGATGGCGCTGCCGCAGATCGTCGAGGGCGAGAAGATGCTCCAGACCTTCGGGCTCTCGGCCGAGAAAGCCATGGGTGCAACCGGCGAGTCCTTGGCGGGCCTGCGGACGATCATTGGTGACGCCGCTTCTATGACCGCCCAGGGCGCGGCTGGCTTCAAGGATCTTGCCATGTGGGTCGGGCGATTCAAGTCCGGCAACACAGGTGAAGCCTTGATGCGCCTCACGGAACTCGGTGTGGCGACCAGAGCCGAGATGACCGGGCTGGGCATCGAGTTCGACAAGATGGGATCCCTGGCGGACAAGAGCGAGGCTGGTATCACGAAGGCTACGACCGCCCTGGTCTCCTTGATGAAGACCAAGTTCGGCGGTGGTATGGCGGAGCAGGCGAAGACCTTCGACGGAATGAAGTCGACCCTCGAAGACACGATGGCTGAGATGAAGCGCGTGGCCATGGTCCCGATCTTCGAGGGGCTCAAGGAGCAGATGGCGGGCACGATCTCGATGTTTCAGGGTCTGATGCCTGCCTGTCAGCAGGTGGCAGACGCCTTGGCGCTGCTCCCTGCTCCGGTTACTGCGGCTATCGGAGCGGTGGGGGTTCTAGGCCCGCAGGTTGCCTCTGCGGCGGGCGCACTATACCCGGTTATCGCTACTGCGACCGCTCTGGGCCCGTCGATGAAAAAGGCAGGGGCTGGAGTGGCGCATCTTTCGGGGAAGACACTCGAATTGCTGCCGGGTATGCACGCTGCGGCACAGGTGTTGAAGAGCGTTGGCCCTGCGGCAGCAACCGCCGTGGGAGGGACAACCATTGCCGCTGGCGGCCTTGCGGGTATTGGCGCCAGCATCATGGGTGTTGTGGGGACCATTACGGGCGTCTTGCCAACCATCTTGGCTATCGTTGCGGTCATCGGCGTGGCGATACTTGCGTTCAAGACCAACTTCCTGGGAGTTGGAGATGCGGTCAGAGGTGTTGTCGACATCATCATGAACGCGATTGGCGGGGTGATGAACATCATCACGTCGTTCTTTGACGGGGTGTCCGCCTTCGTGAGCGTGTTCTCGACCGGGATGGAGCAGGGTGGCTCGGTCATGGGAGTCTTCTCCCTCGCCTGGTCAAACCTCGCAGCCGCAATGCAGGACACCCCTCTCGGCGCTCTCTTTGATGCCGTGAGAGTCGCCATTGACGCTGTGGCTCCGGTCCTGACTGCGGCCGGGAACGTCATTCAGAGCGTGCTGGGGCCCGCCTTGGAGTTTTGTAGGTCTCTCGTCGAGCCTCTAGAGCGCCTCTTTACGGCCCTCGGCGTAGCGATCAAGATGGTCTTCGGCGGGGATCTCTCGGGGGCGATCAATGTCGTACAGAGCGCTCTCTCGAACTTCTTCGCGTCTGTGGCTGAGGGTATTGGAACATTCTTTAGTTCCGCAGGGGCGAAGTTCAACGCTGCCTTCCCCGTTTTGCAGGCGGAAGCCTGGAAGCTCGTTACGGGAATCGGGAAGGTGTTTCTGAATCTTTCGGTTGAGATCCTCAAAGCTATTCCGCCCGCCATTGCGGCCGTGGCCAACTTCATGATGTCGCTGCCGGGGAAGATCATATCTTTTGAAATGAACATCGGCATGGCGTTCCTCAACCTAATCAGGAAAGCCATTCTCGGGATATGCAACTACTTGGGGGCGGACGCCTCGGGCAACGTCCTGGCAGCGTTCGGGTTTCTGGTCGGGCGGCTGCTGGCTGCCATCTATGGGGTCGTGGCGAAGATCGGGGCTGCGGTCAGCGAGTGGAAGAAGGGGTTCGACAAGTGGTGTGACGCGGCCTGGGATAATGTCAAAGCCGCGTTCGGGCGACTTTGGGAGAAGCTAAAGAACGCTCTGACCGGCGGGGGCAAGGAGATTGGTTGTACAGTGAAGAAGTCGTGGGGGGACGCCTTCAAGGACTGGTGTAAGGACGCCATTCCCAATGCCCTCAAGGCCATTGACGACCTCCTGCTGTCCGTGCAGAAAAAGATCGAGGGGGGCTGGGCAGCCCTCGTGAACGCGGCGAGGACGTTGGGCGCAGGGATCGCTGCGGGGGTAGAGGCTGGCGCCACGGGCGCGGCGGCGCCTGCAGGCCCCGGAGGCGGAGGTGCTGGTGGCGGGGCCGAGATGCCAGGTGAAGGAGGGGCGGGCCCGTCGAAGTACGGAGCGGCACAGGCATGGGCGAAGAATCAGGCCGCTGGAGCTAAACTCGCGCCCGTGAAGATCGGCGAGGCAGCCGCGAAGGGGGCGGGGGCTGGTGGTGGAGGGGGAAAGGCAGCCGGAGGTGGCGGAGGTGGTGGCGCGGCTGGGCAAGACGCCATCTCTGCTGCCATGCAGATGATCTCCGCAGTGTCGGGCGCCCTGTCCGGGCTTATCGACTTCGCCGAGAAGGCTTTCCACTTCCGTGGCTTCCCGCCACCGAGCATCATGGACAAGCTCTTCAAGGGGCTCAAGGACATCATGGACCGGATGGTCGAGATCCTGCCCGACATCGGGGCGGAAGAAGCGGCTCTCCAGGCCCAGATCGCGGGAGTGATGTCTGCGTTTGTGGGCGTCCTGTCAGGGCTTGTCGACTTGTGCGAGAAGTTGCCGAAGCTGCGGCCACCCCCCGCGTCGGTCCTGACCTCCCTGTTCCAGATGGCAAAGTGGCTGGTCGGGGTCTCCCTGGCGCTCTCGGAACTGTTCACGAGCGGGGCCGGGCTGGAAGACGCGCTGGTTCAGGCCGCAGTAAGCAGCAAGGTGGCAGAGGCCCTGAAGACCTGGGCCGATACCATGAAGGCTATCGCAGAGGCGACCGAAGCCCTGTCTAAGGGAAGGTGGGACGTCCCGCTGGGGCCTGTCATGGCGTTCATCGAGACCCTGGCTGGCTACATCGTCGCCATGTCAACGGCGATGAAGCTGCAGTTGAAGGACGAGCTTGCGGTCGTCCTGGGGGACGCCGAGCAGATCGCCAACACGCTGAAGCCGTTCGTCGATCTGATGAAGGGGATCGCCGAACTCACGCAGTTGCTGTACAAGACCCGCTGGGTCGTGGATCTGAAGAAGCCGATGGACTTCATCACCCAGCTACTGGACTTCGTGCTGGTGATGCGTACGGATCTGCTGGCGAAGCTGGGGTACGAGCTAATCATGGCGCTCGACGACGCGACCATGATCGGCAACACCCTTGGCCCCTGGGTCGATGCGCTCGGCAAGGTCGCCGATGCGGTTGGCAAGATGGCTTCCGCCCGGTGGGGGGATGTCGACATGACGAGCGTCCTGGGGTTCGTTGGATCCCTGTGGGACGCAGTCTGGGCGTTCACCCAGGCGTGCCGGGTCCAATTGGGGCCGATGATCCTTCTCGCCCTGGCAGACGCCACAGCCATTGCCGCAGCCATCACAGCGTGGGCAGACCCGCTCTCGAAGATTGGTGATGCGGTCAAGGGAATAGAGGAAGCTGCCCGGCTCGCCCAGCGACATACAGGGGCTGCGGAAGACGCCATGGTCCTGTTCACGACCGAGATTCTGAACATGGCAGCGGGCGCCGTGGCGCAGCTTACCGAACTCTACGGGGCCGGGCTAGGAATTGCCCTGGACGACATGGGCGTGATCGCGAAGGTGCTACTGGACTGGGTGGGCACCGTGAAGGCGCTGGCCGAGACCCTGATGTCGCTCTCCGTGGCTGCTGCCGTAGCGCAGCGCACAGCCGCTGGTGGCTCGGCAACCATAAGGCTGTACCTCTCCATCATGCTCGCCATGGCGAACGATGTCATCGCCGAGTGCCGCAAGCTAGACCCCCAGCTTCTGGTCCTGATGCAGAGCATGCAGGCTGTGGGCGCAGGCTTCGGGGCTTGGATGGACATGCTCGCGAAGACTGCGGCTGCGGTCACCGGGGTGGAGAAGGCAGCCGGGGCGCTCGCCAGAATTGGTGACTCTGCGTTTACTCTAATCGCTGGACTTTTCGATTTCATCAAGGGGTACTGTGCTGCCATCGTCGTCAAGGTCCAGAAGACCGGGGACGTCATCGGGCGCATGGCCGAGAGCGAGGCGGTCGCAAAGGCGTTCGACACCTGGCTGGGCATGCTCTCGAAGATCAGCGCAGCGGCTGAGAGCATTCGCAAGTTCAGGCTCGACCCAGGGTGCTTTGACAAGGTGCAAGCCTTTCTCGCCGCAGTCTCGAAGTGGTCGTGGGAAGCGTTCGTGCAGAAGATCGCCAAGGACGGGGATGCCCTGATAAAGCAGGGGGTCAGTCAGGCGGTGGCGCAGACGTTTGGGGCCTGGCTGGATATGCTCGCCAAGGTTGCTCCTGCGGCCAACGCACTGGCCTCTGCTCCGATCCCGCCCGCGCAGGAGAGCCTCGAAAAGGTCGAGGCGTTCCTGGAAGCCATTGCGAAGTGGTCCTGGGATCGGTGGGTCAGCAAGATCGTCAAGGGGAGCGACCCCGAGGCGCGGCAGAAGATCTCGCAGACAGTCGCGCAGACGTTCGGTGCGTGGCTGGATATGTTCGCAAAGGTGAAGGCAGCGGCTGACGCACTCCGGGGGTTCGAGTCCGTCAGCGCCGCAGAGTTCGATACGGCGCGAGACACGATCTGGGAGATCATGCAGCGCGCCAACGCGCTCGCTGACATCTTCACCGAGCCGGATGAAGCGAAGCGGGATCTGCAGAACAGTCGCATGACCGCGTTCGTGACGATGGCGACGGGCGCCTTGGGGATCTTCAAGCTCGCCGCAGAGGCAACCAGGGAGTTGCACGGCGCGGGGCGTGTCCTGTCAGCGGACTTCGAGCGGATCAAGGGCATCATAGCCGAGCTTGTGACCGTGGCTGTCGAACTGGCGAACGATCCGAAGTTGATGCCCTTGTTGGAGTACGCACAGACAGAGCAGAACCGCCGCATGACAGCCTTCGCGACACTGGTATCGGCTGCGCTCGCGCCGTTCAAGGCTGTCGCAGAGGCGTCCAGGGTGCTCGCAGATGCGGTCAGGGTGCCAGGGATCCAGTACGCCAAGATCATCGCAACGATCCAGACCCTCGTGGCACTCGTTGACGAGATGAGCGGGACATGGCTGGCCAGCCTGACCGAGAGGCTGTTCGACGTGCAGCTACGCACGGCTAACTTCGCCGCTATCGTGCAGGCCAGCCTCGGCCCGTTCAAGGCCGCTGCCGAGGCGAGCAAGGGGATAGCCGATGCGGTCATGCCCTCCTACGTTTCTTTCGAGCGCATCAAGGCTGTCATCAAGCGCGTGGTCGAGATCGTGGACGAACTCTCCGGGGACTTCTTCCGGGATCTAGAGCTTGAGATGGACGACATCGTCAAGCGGATCATCGCGTACACGACTGCTCTGAACGCAGCCATCGCGCCCCTGCGGTCAGCAGCTACGCTCGCCGAGGACTGCTACAACGCTGTCCTGCCGCAGCAGAAGGTATTCACTGCCATCAGAGACACCATCCGTGAGGTCATGACCCTCATGGAGTCCCTGGCGGCTGACTGGTCCATAGGAAAAGAGCGGCTGGACAAGGCTGCTGAGCAGATGAAGCTCTACGCTGACACGGTCTTGAGCGCCGTGAAGATCCTGGAACCTGTCACCAAGGCAATGGAACTACTCGCGGATCCGGGCTTGATTAGGGCTCCGGCGCAAGCGGCCCTGAACATGATCGAGGCCGCTATCCCGCTGATCGTAGCGGTCATGGACCGGCTCTCGGGCGGATTCGTGGAGGGGCGGGACAAGAACGCTGCCAGCAAGGTCGGAGGCGGAGACCTGGGGACATTCGACAAGGTCGCCTTGGATCGGATCACCAGCTTCTCCGAGATGATAGGCAAGATCCTGGCTCCGATCACCTCGCTCGTCACCCTCATGACGACCCTGCACAACTGCGCGGGGATGCTGGGCGGAGTCACCTCCGTTGCCCTGGAGGCGCTTGGGGGTGCGGTCACCACTCTCACGGACCTGATGCTGGGGCTGGCGGATCACTTCGAGCAGGCCGATCTAGATGCGCGCAAGGCCACGGAGCGAGCAGCGGAGTTCGCCACCAAGGTCGGGAACATCGTGAAGCCCCTGACGGACGTCATCAAGGCCGCAGAGGCGTGCGAGAACTTCGTCTGGAAGCGGGTCACGAACTACAAGGGGGTGGAGGGGCTGAAGGAACGGCTCCACATCTGGGGCGAGACATTCAAGCAGAACATGTCCGAAGCCATCATCGCTATGATCGACGCCATGAACGAGGCGACCAGCCGGGCTGGGGCCACTGCCTTGAACGAGGCTAACGCCCAAGCCCCCAAGGTCAAGGCTGTCGCTGACGCGCTCGGGGCGGTCATCGGCCCCATCGCAGCCTTGCTGGAGAACCCGTTCGTTGGCAGGGCGCGAACGTACAAGAACGGGATCAAGGCGTGGCGTATCGCGGGCGAGAAGGAGGTCGGGCAGTTCGCGGAGTCGGTTACCAAGGGCATCATCGCGATGATAAACGCCCTGTCCGCAGGGTTCTCGGGGGCAGGGGTTGTGGCTGCGGTGCCCGCAGGGCTGGTCGCCTTGACGCAGGTGATGAACGACACGGTCGCGCTGGTCCAGAAGATTCTCGACCTGCCCGACTTCAACACCGACCAGTTCTGGGGCAAGATCCCCGCCCTGAAGCGGCTAGGCGTTGAACTCGCTGACATCGGGCTCGCGATGTCGAACATCGTCGTTGGCGCGGACATGGCAGGCGTCAAGGCTATGATGGACGCAGTCGTGCGGCTGCCCGAGATCCTGCAGAAGGTCCAAGACCTCGGTCCCATCGACTTCGGGCTACTGGCGCAGCTACGCGAAGCGGCTATCATCCTCGCGGAAATCGCGGCCGTTATGGGGGCCGGAGGTGGCGGGGCTGCAACAGCTACTCCGGGTGGGCCACCAGTGAGTACCGCTCCCATCCCGCACGAGCCTGGGGTTCCGCCTCCCAAGGAGTCTGTGATTGCGGTCACCCTCAACAACATCGTGGGGTCAGAGGTTGTCTCGCGGGCGTTCCAGCTTGTGACATCGGAGGTGATGTGGGAAACGTCGCTCTCACCGACCGCCAGCTAACAACGGCACAGCGAGATGCGCTGGTCATGGCGCCAGCGGGAACTCCTGGGCTGGCGAGTATCGGGATCCCCGACGCGGACTTCGCGGACCTGGAGCACCTCGGGCCGAAGGCGAGAGAGGCTGCTGCGCGGAAGTGGGCCGAGCACCACTCTGTAGCTGCGGTCGGATTCTGGAGGGAGTTCACCACGTCAATAGAGAGGCTGCCGAGCGAGGACAGGAAGGTGCTACTGCGAGCGTTATTGGGGGCCGAAGATGGCAACCACTGAGGTCGTGACCTGGGGGGCAGCCCAACTACACCCCGCGTACGCAGCGACGTACGGGACCAGGAAGCTCCTGGGCCAGCACTGGGGGAAGGTGCCTATCAACCATCTGACGCGCCCGGCAGCGTACGGCTGGGGGGAGATCTACCAGGGCACCGTCATCACAGGGGCGCGACAGGGGGTGTTCGACCTCATGTCCTTCTGCGGCAGCGAGGCCAATGCGTGGTCCGAGTTCGAGGCGATCAAGCAGCTTATCCGCCCCTCTCTGGCACCCATCACCCTGACCAAGGCGTGGACCGACGCTGGGGGTGCGGTCAGCAGAACCCTGAAGGTCAAGGTGGTCGACTGCCCCGAGACATCGTGGCTCGTAGAGGACGCGCCTCGCTTCATTGGCCCGGAATCCCGAGGGATCATCCGGTTCCCGATTAGCTGGCAGACCACGGAGACCCCCTTCTTCCGAGGCGCGGCAGAGAGTGACACCACGATCCTTTCGACCACGATTCAGACCAAGTCCATCACGAACGGTGGGCACTGGCCTATCGGCCTGAAGCTGGTGATCTCTGGCATCACGGGCGTGGAGGCTTGGACCAGTCTGCTGGTCACAAACTCCACGACTGGCCCGAACGGGGAGTCCGGCGGGTCGTTCACCTGGACGCCTGCGACCCCCAAGTTTGTGAACACGGACTACATCGACTGGCGGTTTACCAGCCTCGCCTACGTCACTCAGACCACTGGCACCTCGATCCTGGCGCCGGGTACGGCGAACATCATCCTGTGGCCTGGCGCCAACACTCTCCAGTTCACCGGGTTTGGAGGGACCACTCCGGCTGTCATCACGGTCTGGTGGCAGGAGATGTTCTTCTGATGTTGTCGGATCTGGTCGCGCTCGAAGGGGACACCCGTGTGGTCATGTACGAGCCGCACCGGGTCGACCCGCTGATCGTGACCGACATGCTGAGCTACAAGGCGATGCCACGGCTGTACGACCAGGGGACATTCGAGATCGTGATCGACAACTACTCGCCCGCCTGGACGAAGACCCACGGGGGAGTCAGTGCTTACGACGACAGGTGGCTGTGCAGGAGCTACGACTTCTGGTTTCGTGGGGTGAAGAAGTTCTCCGGCCCTGTGGTGGCAGGGGTTATCGAAGAGAAAGAGGGCGGTTTCGGGACGCGCCCCCTTGCCACTGCGCGGCTGACGTGCTGCTCGTGGATGACATGGTTCCTGGGCGGGCGGACGTTTGAGACAGAGAGCGGCACGATGTGGGCGAACACCGGCCACTTCGATGACACGATGCGCGAGATAGTCCGGCAGCAGTGTTGCAGCGGTGCCCTAGAGCCCACTAACTACCCGGTCGGTCCCGACAGGGCGAACTACGGCCCGTGGACCCTGACCTGCGAGGCTGACGCAGGGGCGTCGTCCGAGGAGGCTTACGAAGTCCAGGCAGGGAAGTCAGTCCTCGATTCGGTCATGGAGCTTTGTACGGTGCCGGATGGGCAGGCGTACTGGCTCTGGCCGTATGTCGAGGAGACGACCACGCCAGCGACCTTCATCTTCAAGGTAAAGGTGGGCAGGTCGGGCGTCGGGCGAGCGATAGGTAGCGACAAGACGGGGACCATGATCTTCGCGGGCTACCAGGGAACGGCCGGGCCCGCCAAGGAGTCTTTCAACCACCTGAACCTCATGTCTGTCGCCTGCACGGGTGGGGCGGGGAGGGGAGCGGCCAGGCTTCGCACGTTCAGCTACGAGCCCACTCTGTACGGCAAGATCGGGACGAGGGAGGACCAGGTCACGATCCCCGGCAACACGGTCGCGGCCGAGCGGCAGCAGGAATGTCGCCGCATGCTGAACGAGTCGAACGAGGACAACACGCGCACGCTCGAAGTAGAGGTCATCGAGAAGCCCGGATTGCGCTACGGCACGAACTTCAACGAGATGGACGACGTGACCTTTGCGTCTGCGGCTACCGGAAGCGTGTGGCAGAAGATGGTGATCGGAGCGGACATCGAAGCGGTAAGCCCCGACCCCGCGACCGTCAAGGCCCTGGTGGGAACCCTGCCACGACAGCCGCTTAGAGACGTCGGTAGGTCGGGGGGAGGTGGCAAGGGTGGGGGGCGTCGAGGAGGCGGGAAACCCAAGGACTCGGACGGACGGTCAGCGGTTGACCCCGACCTGATACACGGATACGCTTTCATTCAGGGGACCACGGGGACTGCAGAGGCAGAGAGCTACGGCCATTACCTTAGGATCGACGGTGGGGACGTGGCTTCCTACCTGCGTATCACCACTGCCGCGACAGACAACGACAACTCTGGAGACCCTGGGTCGCCGGACACCCTGCTGGCAACCATCGAGGGTGACATGCAGATGGCGGACCCAGTCATGGACGGGTACGTGTACATACGGAAAGCGGGTGGCGGGCACATCGGACTCGTCGCCAATTCGGCTCCTCCGCCGCTACCCCCCTAAAGACAGGACAGACTTATATGACTACCGAAGACCATGTGCCACTGCGCGAGTTTCTGTCCGACTCCCTGCAGCACGAGCGCGAGCTACGCGAGGCGTCCGAGGAGGCGGTGGCGTTGGCGCTCAAATTGCAGGCGGTCGAGACCGCGGCTGCGATGGAAGCCTTGCGGGGATGCGTGAATGGCATGAACAGCAAGCTCACAGCGATCCTCGTCAGCGTGGCGACAGCGGCGGTGCTGCTGGCGCTCAATCTGATCGTTCAGAACGCGGGGAGGTGAACCTGCGGTGATGACCTGGCGTCGGTGGGTGGCGAATGCGCTGATGACAGTCGCTGGGTGGCTGGACGAAGGAGCCGAGCGTATCGAGCCCCTTGGGTGCGAGGCGGGTGCCGCGTTGGACGCTGACGCACGGGTTAGGCTGGCTGAGGGGATACTCCATCATGCGATGGATGATAGAGACGCCGAGAGGGCGAAGGAACAGGAGGGGCATTCATGAGGGTCGTGAACGGCATGCACATCTCGAACTCCCACCACTACGGGGTCGAGCAAAGTCTGCAAGCGGCTCGGGTCGACGGTGCTGTGACGATCCTGCACCACCAGATGTTCCCGCGTGACGAGGTCGTGGACCAGTGGGGGGATGTCGAGAACGAATACTGGTACGGCAAGCTCCGTCACGGGTATCCCCCTCAGGGGATCGCGCCTGCGCCGAAGAGGCTGATTCACGTCCGCATGTTCCAGCCCAACTGGCGGGATTACGACCCGAAGCTCATTGCCCAGCAGTGCGTCAAGCTCCTGTCGAACTGGCAGGGTGGAGGACGGACTGCGAACCTCCTGATGGACCCGTACGTCACTGTGTCACCGTGCAACGAGCAGAACCTGGAGCCGGTGGGGGACAAGGACTACGCCCTGCACGCACGGTGGCAACTGGCGTTCTGGGCCGAGATGGACAAGATCGCGCCTGACCGCAAGGCTACGTCCTGTCTCGGGGCCTGGGCCTACGGTGGCGACATCATCCCGGACGTGCCCGACTCGGAGTACACGGATCCGACCGTGCGGAAGCTCCTCGACTACGTCGACATCCTGGCCACGCACCCTTACGGGCACATGGAGTTCCCCGGAGGCGGGCTGGAGACACTGCCCGGTGGCAAGGATGCGTACTGGCACATGCTTCGGGACTTCCGTCCCGTTGGGTGGAGGGACGATGTTCAGCCCGGCCACAAGCACGACATCGGCGGGCTCCTGGCTCAGTACCCCGGCAAGCCGCTGCTAATCAGCGAGTGCGGAACCTTTGCCCACAGCGACAAGGGGCGAGCAGTCGTGACCTTGAAGGCAATGGCAGATACCCTCGCTGTTGCGGCTGCTTCCGGTCGCGTGCTGGGCGTTACCTGGTTCATCTGGAACTCCGGGCCTGAGCACGGGCACAACTGCATCTGGGACAACGAGGCCCTGAGGAACGGGCTGATGAACATACCTGATTATCCCACGCCTTGCGCCGTGCCAGTGAGGGGGGCAGGTACATCCCCCCCTGTCCCCCTCCCTGGTCCAACGCCACCTGCTGGCAAGCCGGGAGGGGAGGTGCATATTGTGGTCAAGAAGTCCGAGGGCTGGATGAAGGTGGCGTCGCGGCTTCTGGGCAGGCAGGCGACCGTGGCCGAAGCCAACGCACTGGCGGACTACAACGGGCACATCGCTCTTCATCCCCACGTCTGTGTCAGGTCGCCCTGGCACGACCCGTGTGTGAAGAAATGAGCGTGCGGCTAGGGAAGCTCCCGGCACGGTACGACCCCCGGACGATCCCCCTGTCCGCCGTTCTGGCGCGGAGGCTACTGGCAGTTCCCCCCTCGTGGGACGCGGACAAGGGGCTGCATGACATCCCGGACGGGTCGGACGGTAACGACGAGTACGGCGACTGCGTGATAGCAGCGCAGGCGAAGCAACTCAGGCGTTTCGAGCGGGCCGAGCACGGACGCTGGCCGAACGTCACGACCAAGGAAATCGTGACCGAGTATCTGCGGCAGACAGGGGGAGCGGACAGCGGCTTGTACCTGCTCGATTCCCTGAAGGTCTGGCGCACGAGGGGCTGGGTTGGCGGGGGAAGGCTGGAGAAGATCGCGGCGTTCGGGTCCATCTCCATCGACAACAGCACGAAAGCGGCGAGGACTCAGACCCGGTTCGAGTTCAAGGCCGCAATGGCCGGGGGGCTTGGGATCCAGCTAGGCTTCATGTTGCCGATCATCTCGCTGGAGCAGTTCGACGCCGATAAGCCCTGGAGCGTGGACGGGCACTCTCTGACGGGAAAGTACGCGGTCGGGTCCGCTGGTGGGCACGCGGTCTACGGGCTGAAGTACGGGCCGGATCAGATCTGGGTGTCCTCGTGGGCGCGAAGGAAGCAGCCTGCGGGGTGGGGGTTTGTCTCCGCCTACTGCGACGAGGCGTTCTGGGTGATCGACAGCCTGGACCAGGCGAAGTACCCGATGCTCGACATGGCGCAGTTGGTGGACTACCTGGATATAGCGACCTCGTGACCACTTGCTGGTTCTGCGGTCGGGCTATATAATATAGTCGTATGGCAGCCATCACGCCCGTTGGGAACGAACTCGCCAGGCTTTACGCCAAGCGGTTCGGCGCTGCCTTCAGAGATCGCCGCACCGAACTCTGCTGGAAGTACAAGGTGAGCCCCAACTCCCGGAGGGGCGGGTACGGCTCGGTCAAATACTTCGTTCTGCACCACACAGCGGGTGCGATGACGGGCTACAACGCCACCTACGACGGGATCTGGAACCTGCACGTCAATCGCATGGGCTGGAACGCGCCCGGCTACGGGACGTTCGTTCTGCCTGACGGTACGGTCGAGCTAGGGATCGGCCCCGAGCACATCACCTGGGGGGTTTGGGGTCGCTACACCGAGGTCTACAACATCTCCACCCCAGGCAACTACCTGCGCGACAACCCAACTGCGGCGCAACTGGATGCGATTTACGGCGCGCTCTGCTGCCTGGACGATCTTTACGGAGGGGCTGGCAGACCGTGGAGAGGTCATAGGGAGGTGACCCTACAGGGCCATGGGACAGCCTGTCCCGGCAGACTCCTGTGGCACCTCGAAAGCATGCGGCGAATAGGAGCCTTGGATCCACGACCGCCGCACTATCCGATGTGAGCATTAGGAGGATGACGTGACATCGACAATCCCGGTCCAGATGGAGCAGTTCCTGACGCTGGCACTCGGCGTGGTCTTCGTGACCCAGTTCTTGAAGTGGCTGGCCGCGAAGCTCAACCTCGTGCCCCTCATTCACGGGAAGGGAGCGGTCGTTGTCTCTGCGGTCGCCTCGGCCCTGTTGACGTTCCTCGCCTATGCGGCGGGCTGGGTTCCCCTGGCTCTGCCCTCCTGTGCGGCAAACCTGCCGTACGAGTGTGCGAATGACTGGCTGGTCGTCATTGGCGGGGTGATGGTGCTCGCCAACCTGCTCTACGCTGTCGTGTACACAAGGGTCTTCGAGACCGCCCCGCCTCTGACGAAGCACGGCTAGGGCTTGGCCTCCTGGCCCAACGATGCTATACTAGGGATACATCGCTTCACCTGCAGATCAGGCCCGCTCGCCGCCTTACGAGTGGGCCTGGTTTGTCTCCCGCGCACTTCTACTGTACAATACTGAGGGCACAATGGAACTGGCTCTGGGCAAGGCGATCCGTGTTTCGGACATCGGCCTGCAGATCGAGGGGCATATACCGCTGGCGGTATGGCGTCAGATTGGGGTCGATCTTGCGAAAGCAAGTGTCGGGCTGTCGTGGGCTTGGGGTGATTGGCTGGTGTACGGCGACGACCACTACGGGGAAGATGCTGCCAGCGCGTACGATCTGTGTGTCGAGTGTACGGGCTGGGCGAGACAGACGGTGATGAACAGAGCTTCGACGAGCCGGGCGTGGCCACCGGACGAGAGGGCCGCAGGACTCCCTCACTGGATCGGTGAGACCACGGCCCCTTTGGTGAGAGACCCCCGTACTCGTGAGGCTGCGGGCAAGCTGGTAGATGCGGCCATGCGGGGACATTGGACGAGGGAGGATCTACGAGAGGCGGTCTCCCAGGTGCGGGACGTAGTTGAACCGCCGAAGCTCCCGCCGATCCTCCCCGTCATTCGGCCTGCAGGCCCGAGGGTTTACGAGTTGGCTCACGAGGTCTGCCACGGGGAACTGGAGCAGACGGTC